GGATTACCAGTTAAATAAACATCCTGAGCACCATAAGCTACTAATTGAAGAAGACCACCACCCATTTACGCTATATTCTTTATACTATTAGAGGAGAAAAAAATATAGATTATATGACACAAAAATTATTTTTATTATATAAACCTTAATATTTATAATTCAAATATAATGATGTTTAAAGAGAAGTCATCTAAAAAAAAAATAACAACAGATATAAATGAAACTGTTACTTTGGACGCGATGCATAATAATATGATAAAGGATTTTGAGAAGAGCGATAAGGAAAAGATATACTATCTTGAAAAACTGAGTTATTGCGAAGAAAAGAAAATGGAGATATTAAAAAGTATAAATAATACGGCAGATAAAGAACTTAATAGTCGGCTTTGGTTCAGTAATACAGAGTTGAACGAGCAGATAATAGATATTAAAAGTAAATTGAATGAACTCAATAATTTAGATGAAATAGAGTATTACAAGAATACGAGCGATATATTATTTCAATATTACGATACCGTAAATAAGCAATCAGATATTAATCAAAATATAAATTTTGTAAAAGAGTCCTTTAATAAACCAAAGATATACAAGAAGGAATCCAAAAAAAAGCGAAATATGAGCATAAATACTAACACGATTAATGTATTAGAAGCTCTTAATAACATAGATAATAAGAAGCTTGTAAAAGAAAATAAATGTGCTGATAGCGATAAAACGGAGGCCAATAAAATTAAGGGGGAAATTAATGAGAATGATAATAGCAAGGTATATGACAAGAGTACCTTGGTAGATAAATACATGGCTATAATAAACAATAGATATGTCAGAACAGTTGAAGACGAAAACATAGAGATATGTAAGGTTTGTAAAAATAGTATGACTTGCCTCCAACACGATGCAATAATTGTATGTAGTATCTGTGGATATCAGGAGCTTCTCTTAGTAGAGCAAAATAGACCGATATTAAAGCAGAATACGAAGGATACATCGCATTTTTGTTATAAGAGGATTAATCATTTTAGAGAGTGGTGCAACCAGGTTCAGGGAAAAGAGAGTACGGATATACCTGACGAAATATTTGAAAAGATTTTAACGGAAATTAAGAAAGAGAAAATAACTGACTTGAAAAAAATAACCTATTTAAAAATGAGGGATATTCTTAAAAGATTGAGAATAAACAAGTATTACGAGCATATCAATTATATTATAAACAGAATTAACGGAATACCTACGCCACAATTCAGTCCCGAATTAGAGGACAAACTATGTAATATGTTCAGAAGCATCCAAGCGCCTTTCTTGAAACATTGCCCGAAAGATAGAAAGAATTTTTTGTCATATAGCTATGTTCTCTATAAGTTCTTTCAGATACTCGGGCTCAACGAATACCTCAAATATTTTCCATTATTGAAAAGCAGAGAAAAGCTCTATGTTCAGGATCAGATATGGAAAAAGATATGCGTAGATTTAAACTACGAAATAATACCATCATTATAAACTGCTTACCGCGACTGCTGGAATATATTTAAAATCCGCAAATATTCCAGAAGACAAGCAGACAAGCAGACAAGTAGACAAGTAGACTACGATAGTCCTACGATTATTATAATAAATATAGAGATATTATCATAGCAGTCCTTGAGAAGCTGGAATATTCTTATTTTTTCATTTTACACCTTTTTCATATAAATCCCAGTTTAGAACACCATTAACCGTAATAGCAAATACACCAGTATATTTTTTGAATACTTCTTGTGATTGTGTTTTTATTACACAACGCTTTCCTTTATTACTATAACAACGATTTCGTTTTTTGTAATGATTTTATACTTGTTTCATCAATACAAATAATATCTTCTATTTTGTATTTTTTTCACTTCATCATAAAACTCTTTTATTTTTGAATTAATATTTATATCTTTACCAAATCTCTTTACTGGTTCAAGTCGTATTCTTGTAAGTTTCAAAGTAATATTATTATCATTAATTACTCTAAAAATCTGCGTTGTAGATAAATTAGCATCTTTGTATTTGTCTTTGATTTTTTAACTAAATAATATTGAACTGCTGTTAATTTATAATCATTACTTTTATGAGTAGGCATATATATTATTGAATTATTTTTTCATAAAATTGATTAATAAAAAAAAATTGATATGAAATACATAAATAAATAAGTATTATATTATTACATACAATATGAGTGCTCTTTTACAAACCACGAGTGAAATTGATATTGATAAACAACATATAATAACATTATTTAATACCTGCGTTAAAGGTATTGAAATATGTTTAGAAGGACAAAATATAAACCATTGTGGAAAAGAGGGACATTGGTTAGAAACAAAAATGGGTATAAAGCATAACGCAAAAAATGAACCTGACATTAATGGTTATGAAATGAAAAAATCTTCAAGTAAAACCACACTTGGTGATTTTAGTGCAAGCGAATATGCGTTTTCAGGAAAAAATAAAAGAAACAGCATTAATACTCTCAACAATTGGACTGATGAAATAAAATTAAGCAGGAGCGATTTTATTAAGACATTTGGAAATCCAAATCCAAGTAAGAAAAACAGATATTCGTGGTCTGGAAGTTGTGTTCCAACTTACAATAATTGGAACTCTAACGGACAGATATTAACAATAAATGAAAATAATGATATAATCATTTATTATTCATTTTCAAATGATACAAGAAGTGTAAAAATAGATTTTCCATTATTCTTACAAAACAATAATATTGTAATTGCTTTATGGAAATCATCAAAAATGAAACAACATATTGACAACAAATTTGATAAAAAGGGGTTCTTTATATGTAAAAAAATAGGAAATACATATGAAAAGATTTGTTTTGGTAAAGCATTTAACTTTGAGTATTTTATTGAATGTATCAAAAATAAAAAAGTTATATTTGATAGTGGAATGTATGATGGAAATAGTCGTAATTATTCTCAATTTAGAGGTTCATTTTTTTGGAATGAATTAATCACCGAAGAGTATTAATTATATATTTACCAAGATAATAGGCAAACTTACAAGCAACCGCATTACCTATTTGCATAATAATATCTTTATTTGAACCATCTATAATATAATTATCAGGGAAACTTTGTATTCTTTTTAGTTCTGTAATTGTCAATCTTCTAATTTCTTTTTCGTTATATTTAACCAACGCATCATAACCATCTTTCCAATATCTCGCAGGAATTGTATATGATGGTTTGTCAAAGTCTAGCATTTGTGCCCCAAACCCAAACCCTTTTTCTTTATTTACACTTTTTTTATTTTCTATTCCTGCTAATGCTTTTTCACTCAAATAGTATTTTTTATCAACCTCTTCTTTTGGAATTAATATGTTTTTAACTGGTATTCTATCTTGGACTGATTTTATAATGGGTTCTGGTTCTTTTGGTAAAATATTTAGGTCTTTTCTAATCCCTATAATTATAGTGCGTCTTCTATTTTGTGGAACTTCAAAATCACTTGCGTATAATTTATTAATTATGCAATTATAATTTCTATTTAATTGTTCCATTATAATGTCAATAATATTTTCACAATTTGCTGTTTTTTTTGAAAGCATCCCTATTACATTTTCCATAATAAATGCTTTGGGTTTGAAATAATCAAGATATTTAACATATTCCATAAATAGAGAATTTCTTGGATCATTTTTATCCCTTTTTCCAGCAATACTAAAACTTTGACACGGTGGTCCTCCAACCAAAATATCTATATTTTTATTTTCTTTATTGTATAATTCATTAAACTTTTCAGGGGGCAACTGCGTTAAGTCAGCGCAATATGCCTTATGATGATAATTTTTATTATAACTTTCAACCGCTTTGTCCCAAATATCTATTCCAGCAATTATATTCAATCCAGCATCAGATAAACCTTTTGACATACCACCGCAACCACAAAATAGGTCAATTACATTTAATGTTTTTGTATCAACCTCTATAATTTGCGTATTTTGTGGTGCTATTTCTTCATTTGATAAAATTATTTTAGGTTCTCCAACAACTTTGTTTTTGCCGTTAATTAGTTCTATTAATTGTGATTTATTTTTTGAACTGCACTTTGTAATACCCAATTCTTTACACTTTTCCAATAACTCTAATTTACTCATTTTTGATATATCCATTTGTTCGGTGATGTTAATTGTAATATTGTTTTGTGTATTATTTGAAATCAATTTTTTGTTTAATTCAATCAATTTTTCTTCAACTGCTTTGTCTATTAATTCTTTTATCTTATCAGTTTGTATTTCGCAAGGGTTTTTACGAGTTAAGTGTTTATCGTAGTGTGATTTTTGAGAAAAGGTCTTATAACATTTTTCGCAACTATATTTACCCATTTTAGTTATATAGTATATTAATATTTTATTTTTATATTGTTAACTAAATAATATCCCGGACATAAATGTATATTATTTAATAATTAAAAATAGGCGTTTGAAATGTAAAAAGGTGTAAAATTTTATAGAAATCTGGTTGTTTTAGCTTTCTCTTTTTAGATATTAAAGAAGTCGTTTGAATAGCCTACCAAAAAATCGTTGATACATTTTATATTTATTTGATATCTTTCATATGTGTAAAAATTGATTGAGTGCTATCTAATAATCTCAGCTATATTAGTGCTAACTATGAACTATTTGACGAGATATATTATATCATATGAGGATAGCTTTATAGTTTTACAGACTATGATTCTATCAGTCATATTGTTGAGAGAATTTGGCGAGATATTGTTTTATATTCCTAATGATATTAATTATGATATGAATTGTATTGAATTGCATTTGCATAAATAATAAAAATAATTAGAGGGAGGAAGAGGGAGGAAGAGGGAGGAAGAGGGAGGCTATTATAATAACATAAAGGCATTGGATTTTTGTAATCCTATGTTGCCTGCGGTTTGAGTAGCAATAGTAAATCGGTTTGCCAATAGTTCTAATATGTATATTGTCAGAGCTATTAGTATCGTGAGAGTAAATAGTTTGGCAACATTGAACTTATTGTCCTGTATTAGCAACGCTACAAAAGCTATTATTAAGGCCTGAATAATTAATTTTAACATTTTGTATAATAGTATGTTGAAATCATCGTATTTTTTAATTGACATTTATTATTATGAAACATTTTATTTGTAATTATGAAAAATATATATAAGATTATAAATATATATTTATATTATAAGATAGAAGCAGTAGTATAAAATGGCAGCAGTAGAAAACAGCGCGATGGTATCAACAAAAGAGGTAGATTATTTGGACGAGGATAAGCCTATCCGTGGCCAAAACTTTGTGCTACTGTCTTTTTTGAGCCCCGAAGATGTTATTGTCACTAAAGAAGCGTACATTTTTACCAAGTTTATTGAGAAGTTTTCCGACGATATGAAGAAGCTTCTTGAAGGCATCAAGGAAAAGAATCCCGAGCAAAAGGATATGGTTGACACGATTGCTGACAATCACTCATATATCTTTGAGCCCAAGGAAATGAACGAACAGCTCACGTTTTATAAATCAGTTAATAACGACACGCTTGAAGCTGCTTATCATAAAGACAATAACTTTATTACTTCTATGCGTGGCATCAAAGTTCGTGGTACCTTTGATACTATTGAAGAGGCAAAAGTCCGCAGCGAGTTTTTGAAGAAGATAGATAACAAGTTCAATATCTATATCGCGCAAGTAGGCTGTTGGTGCCCTTGGTCTCCCAACCCGGAGTCTCTAGAGAATCAAGAATACTCTGAGACGCAGCTCAACACTTTGATGAAAGAGTATAAGAAGAATATGGACAATCGCGATATTGTCTTTGAAAACAGGAAACAAACGCTTGCTTCAAATGCTGCGCCCGTAGAGTCCGCTGGCGCCGCGGGCGATAATGTAGAAGCGAGCAATGAAAACGAAGATGGAAATATCGTCAGATTGGACGAGATTAAAGAAGAAATTGAAAAGACTGATGTTTGGACTGAAAGAAATGTTGAAAAATAATCTATATTATATTATTAAGAATGAAAGCGATTGCTATATTTTTACTTTTTATAGGAGCTATACTAATAGTCCAAGGCTACTATGATAAAAAGCTTACTTGTGGTAAGGAAAAAATAATAGTCAAATATATACCTAGAAGTACCTATGAAGAACAAATGAAACCCGAAGAAAGCCTTCAAACATTTTACAGGGGAATGTTTGAAGATATTATATTGCCTTAATTATTTTTATCCTCAATATTATTAAATGGATATATTAAGAAATATTGAAAAAAAAATATTAAATATTGCCAATAATAATACTAATAACGCGAGCGAAATTAATAATTTGAAAAAGGATATTAAACTATATTTGGATATTTTTGATAAACGCGAGGAAATAAAAAGAGAGAAGAAGGGCATCTACGATGAACTATATGATAACAAAAGGAAGGCTTATCGCATCAGCTATGAAAACTATCTATCTGATAAAAAGGAATTAATGAAAGATATTGTTAAAGAAAAGACTAAGGGTGCAATTCGCAAATACTTAGAATGTAAATACGATGATGAAGAGGCTGTCGCCAATATCCCAGATATTTACACATACGAAAATATCAGACTGCCAAATAATCGCGAAGATTTTGATATGCCATATGTTCAACAGGTTCCCGTAAATAACAAAAAAGACCATATGATACCTATTGAGCCGGTCAAGCCTACCAAGCCTCTCGTAGCAAAACCTGAAGAAAAAGAATGTCCAGAAGGTAAAGAAATAAATCCAGTAACAAAAAGATGTGTTAATGTGTGTAAGGATGGACAAGTAAGAAACCCCAAAACAGGTAAATGCATAGCATCTGCCAAAAAGACCAATACAGAACCCAAGAAGGAGGAGCCTAAAGCTGTAGAGCCTAAGGG